TTGCTCCTTCGCTGCTGGGTTTAGCAGGAAGAATGCTGTTGCCAGTGTTACTAGGACCGTTAGGTTTAGCAGCACTGACCGGAATTGCTTTAGCAGGCACAGTACTTCTTGTAAATAATTGGCTGAAAGGTAGGCGCGACGAATTTGCTGAAGAACTTGACGCTAAAGTAAAAAGTGTATTAGAACAAGACCCTACTGAGCCTCTAACACCAGAAGGTGCTGCCACATTGGGACAAGCAATCGCTGAAGACGCGCGCAATGCACAACTCGCTGGACTACCAGAAGAACAAAGAATAATAGCGGAAGAAAATGCCAGGCTCGCGCGCGAAAGATTGGGTGCCCAGGCATTAGAGCCTGATGAAGGTATAAATGCATTACAGACAGGTGATAGAATAAAAAGAATACTAGAAGGTGATATGACAGGTGTCAATGAACTTGTAACCTATCTACAAGGTCGCGGATACGAGGGCCAAGAAGAAATATCTGATGCTATAAGACAGATGGCCATGGATTACATATTTTCTCAACAAGATAACAATAATATGATGGAAAATCTTGATAGATTTGAAGATATAATAGACTCGGTATCCCCATCTATGTTGGGAGGGCAAGATATATATAGTGGCCGTGGTTCTATGGTTGAACAGCCAGGAGCAAGATCAGAAGCCACAAGGGATGCTATATTTTCCAGAATAGAATATTTAGACCAGGACGGAAATGGCATTGCTGATAATCCATCAAATCAAACAGAGTTTTCAGGTCTCATTGAAAATCCAATAAGGCTACCAATTCCTAGTGGCGTACCAGATATAAGTATAAGAACTCTACCATCAAATCAAACAGAGTTTTCAGGTCTCATTGAAAATCCAATAAGGCTACCAATTCCTAGTGGCGTACCAGATATAAGTATAAGAACTCTACCATCGATAAGCCCAGGCGATCTAGAGCTTGCAACATCCGGCGCTGGTACAAATGTAGTAATAACCTATGTAAATAACGCGCCAGTTACAATCGCACCGGTAGATGCAAGTAATGTAAGCACAAGCACTGGTGGCTCATCAGTTGTAGTAATGGCAGGTAATGGTGAAAATCCGACAAGTTTACCGGGTGGTGCAAATTAAAAAGGGAGCCAATTGGGGCTCCCTTTAATTATTCAGTAAGTAATTGTTTTTCAGTAGGCTTTCCTATTGAAATTTTCCTTGGTTTCTTTTCATCTGGTATGATATCAACCAATTTAACAGTTAACATGCCCCGATCAAGTGATACTGTATCAACCTGCACCGTATCGGCAAGTGTAAACCTACGTTCAAAACTTCTAGCTGCTATCCCTTTATAAACAAAGTTTATAGCAGAATCTGATTCTCCCACGATACCCTTTATCGTAAGAACGCCATTATGCAGCTCTATATCAAAATCTTCTTCATTAAAACCAGCTACTGCTAATTCAATGATATATGTATTATCATCTGCTTTTATGATATTATAAGGTGGGTATTTTTGTTGATTGCTAGCAAGTTTGTTTACAGTTGCTGCTCGATCAAAGATTCTTTCAAAGCCAACAAAGAAAGGATCATTGCGTAGTATTTGTTCTATAGTCATTTTAATTTTCTCCTATTAAAGCAAGATTAGTAAAGAGTAACATTATGTCTACTCTGTTTAAGTGCCAGAATCCCGATGGGCATTCTAGTAACTTTATTTATACATGAGCAAATGGATTTAGAACATATTTTTCAAAATTTTTATCTTGCCCGAATTCATGAGAACAACTAACACATCAGAGGATATTACGATACTATCACCTTTGTCGGCGGTATCTTCTAGAAACATATCAACAAATTGTTCATATCTTGTAGTTTCTAATTCAGTTAGATCATCCGATCTTGGATAATCGCGCTCAAAGTCAATCACATCAGTATATATACTTGTATTTTTTCAAGTCACCTGGAGAATATATACATCTTATGTCGTCTATCATTTAGCACCTTCATACTTATTTAAGTGGGGGGTTTAACCCCCACCCATTAATCCTTGATTGAAACAAAAGAATAAAGTTCTTGAGCTTTTTCCATCATTTCTTTTGGAGAATACCTGACTGGTTTTGATTTCATGAGTTCTTCAGACTGCTTGAGGAAGTCATCAGTAGTCTTATTTGCAGCTTCGGCATAACTGCTGGCCATGTTCCACCAACCGTCCATTGCGTCATGATAATTTGTATCCATCATTTCCTTGGCCATCTTGAGGATTTCAAGGCGGATTTCGAATGGGTTCTTAGTGGTCATTTTCAGATTCCTTTCATAGTAATTGGTTTTTTCATTTTCTCGCCGAGCTGTTCAACTTTATCATCAGCTTCTTTCAGTTGTACTTTGAAGAAACCTGAAGTGTATTCATCAAGAGATGCGGAATATGTTTTCCAACCTACTACTTTCAGGTCAATGAAAGTATCATAGAATTTTTGGTTGTGCTTGAGTAATTGATCGTAATTATAAATCAATATAGTCTCCTTTGTGTGTGTGTTTGTGGATGAGATGGCACCCACGACCAATACTAGTTACGCTACTCATGTAGATCCCATACCGCCGACTCGATCAGTATTTTGACCAGGAGGTGTTTTGGATTCTGTTAGGGTATATGTGCCCATTTTTTCTAGAATACCCTGTGCAATCCTATCGCCATGATAAAGATTAATAGGTGTATCACCCATATTGTATAGCATGACATATGTAGGATCTACGTAATCCGAGTCAATGATTGCAACATCATTAGCTAGGCCTAGACCAAACTTCAGTGCCATACTTGACCTAATATAAATCTTTATGACATGCTTTGACGGAATATCAAAAATAAGTCCAGTAGGCACAAGAGTTCTGAATTGAGGCTGAATTTGAAATGTCATCTTACCATTAGATGCAGCTCTTATAGGCAGATTTATTTCTTTATTGTGCGGATTAAACGCACGAACTTTGTTACCTTCAGTAAGACAAGCACGAAGATCAAAAGCGGCAGATCCTTCAGTTGCAAATGCAGGCAATTCAGCTCCTGGGTTATCAATATAAACTTTCATAGTATAGTTCCTTTCAACGTTTCTTTCCGATATTATATTTTGACTCTAAAGACCATTCGGCTTTTTCTTTATGAGATAGTATCTTGATTTGGCTTAATGGGGCAATAGGATCTTCAATCCGTGAGGAATCCAGAACCTCTAGTAACTTCCATTCTTCTAATAGATTCGCAATTGTATTGCGGCGAGCAATATCATCGTCGGTAAGATTATTTTCCTTACCATCTAGGATGAACAATTCCTTAAAATGCAAAATTGAATATCTGCCCTGTTTGTGCAGAATATGACAGGACTGATATAGCTTTTTGTCTTTTTTGGATGCTATACCCACACGAGTTAATGTTTCTTTTATTTTTAGAAAATTATCAGGGGACGGCAATATAATCTCTACACCTACCCCTCTGAATATATCTTGGCCCATTGTATTGATCACCTTTATTTTTATTGTTATAGATCACTTATTTGTACCACCTTTGGATACCTTGTTATTTATAACTATAAGTTCTTCAGATGATAGAACCTTGATATACTGCTTTGCTACCAATCTATTGCACTGATAATATTCCTGAATTGCATCAAGATTATTGTCTTTTTCTAGTTTATGCCATTTTGACCTGCGGTCGCGAGCTCTAAGTGAGCCCAGGTAATAATGATATTGAGCACCTTTAAACAAGTGATGCCGTATATTCATTTCGTTTGCATGTAGAACAGTATCACTATGCAAAGCAAAGCCTCTATTTACAATATATGGGTTGTATTGTTTTTCGATTACATCGGGCTGATCATCAGATAAGATTAGGTTTTTCTTATTCTGTGATACGCTATTAATAAAGTCAAAAGGTGTGTACTTAGTAGTAATTCCAACCTCTTCATCGAATTTATCACGTTCAGCCTGTTTAATCTTTGCCTCTTCGATTGCCCCGAGCATATCAAATTCGTCGTGGTTCATCATATACTTCCTCTACATTATCTGCCAATTGATTTAGACCCTTGGAACAATCCTCGCAAAGCTGCACATTACCCATTCCATCCGCAGCAGTGTACTGCAAGGTAAATGCCTTCTTTCCATCGACCTTTGTTTTGCAATAAAAACACTTTACAAATACTCGCCGAAAGATACTCATTTAAAACTACATTCAACCATAATGCTTGTAAGGAATGCCATAAGATTAATCTCTGGATCAGCAACAAAAGCATGCTTATATTGATAATCTGCAAGCTCTACCACAAAGCCAGGCATACTTTTTAATTCGATGCGATCTAGTGACTCATCATAGAATTTACGAAATAGCTCGGTTGCATCCTGGTCACTGTTATCGGCAACCCACTTACGCATTTCAGTAAACTTTTTTGCCTTTAGGAACCCAAATAATTCATCTAGGGATTCAGTTTTCTTTGCTGAGAGAATACCCTCATCAATAGTACCAATTGCTGCATATTTTTGAAGTTCATTTAACACGCGCCGAAAATCTGGAAAATACTTTTCGATGATCTTGGCAACTACCTGTGGATCAGCTTCAATGTTTTCATTTTTCAGAATACCCATGACACGCTTGAAGAATTGAGCAGCAAGTTTAGGTCGCTCAGACTTTTCAATTCCAAAGTCTACTACAGAAAAACGCGACCCACGAAGAGGTTCAATGATTCTGTTTTTAAAGTTACAAGTAAAGATAAAGCCGCAATTTTTGCTATAGTCTTCAATGAAACCACGAAGCGCAGTTTGAGTATTAATAGTAAGATAATCTGCCTCATCAATAATAACATATTTGCGGCCGCCGCTGAATGAAACAGCAGACGCAAAGTTAGAAATTTCAACCCTAAGAGTATCAATACCACCGCTTAATGAGCCGTTAATCTTTATATAATCACAGTCAAGTTGATCTAGCATTGCAATAGCGGCAGTAGTTTTACCAGTTCCAGGTGAGCCGGCAAGCAACAAATTAGGTACATTCTTATCGTCGACAAATTTCTGGAAGATATTCTTAGTCTTTTCGGGAAGGATAGTATCGGCGACTACCTGTGGGCGGTAGCGTTGAGCCCACAGGTATTCGTCTTCTTTCATTTTCATAGCAGTCATAATATAAGTTTCCCTTGCAATTTTATTCAGTTACTTCTTCAGTTTTTTCTTCCACTGTTTCCTCGGGTGCATTTGCTTTGATAAATGTAGCAAATTTATCACGAAGTTGACCCACGGAAGTAAGTTCCTCACCCTTAAAGGCACCTCTCTGCGAACAAGCATCAATAATGTTGACGACAATGACAAAATCGTTTAGTGCGATATTTGTAGGTTGGTCAGCCATGCTTAGTTTCCTTTCTTATATGTTGATTTCGATTCGATTGCAATAAAGTATTTAATGCCATTGCCTTCGAATTTGGAAATACCCTTGGAACAAAGAGTGACTTTATAGTCCTGTGGCAATAGCTTTAGGTTTTCAGTCTTAATAACCAACTGGAAGGTATCATCAGTAGCACCGATTTCAATCTCGTGATTATCTGACGTGGGGTTTGCACTATCAACCGCACTGATGTAACAAACACCATCGCGACCAACAAACGCAATCTCTGGCAGATTAAGAACACCGGCCGCTTTTAGAACTGATTGGATATCATCCCAGGCAACATTAACTTTTACATCCTCAGATGGAACATTAATTTCCTTTTCAGGTGGTACAATTACCATTGAGATATCAGCAAACACATATTTGGTTTTACGCTTACCGTCTTTGATATAGCAAACTTTGCTATCTTGAAAGTCAATTTCGGGATTTTCGTATAGACTACACATAGACAAAAACCGTGATGTATCATAGATACATGCCTGGATAGGAAATTCATCAGTGATAGATGCAATTGCCATAACAGTTTTCTGTGGGCTGATTGTGCGAAGTTCCGAGCCCGGCTTGAATACAACCGATGGGTTGATTGTTGCAAAATTCTTTAGAATTGTAAGCGTCTGTTCTGAAAGTTTCATAGTTTCTCCTTATTCACTTTTTCATAATTTATAGGCATTTGCCCTGGGTTTATAATATAACATTTATACATATATGTCAACAACTTATGGTCTAGTTCCTAACTTTTTCTTTTTATAGTTTTTTGGGTTTGATTGTTTATTTGATGTTGGCGACGCACCTAGTTTTGCAATTGAGGACATATCACCCCTAAAGATATATGTACCTACATGGTTTAGTTTAATCCATGGGCACATATAAACTGAAAGACCAATTTTTCGTGTATTCCAACAAAAGAAATAATCCT